TCGTCGGGAAGTCGAGTCAAGGCAAGGTCGTATATGACATCGAGAACATCATTCAAATATTGATCAAGCGTGATGAGATGACTCGGGAGGATGCTCAAGACTTTTTTTGGGCAAACGTCGAATGGTTGTCGGGGGAGGGAATGTCCCCGCTTTTCGTATTCAAAGGAGGGAAAGAACAATGGGAGTAAGAAAAAAGTGGACTAAATTGGATCGTGACCAGGTCGTTCTGTTGAGAAAGAGCGGGACGAGTTGGGCAAAGATCAGCAAGGGGACGGGCATCCCTCGTTCGACCTGCATCAAGATTTGGAATGACGATGCGGTCATCAAGGAGGTGGTGACGAAGGTCGAGCCTCCGAAGGAGGAGATCGAGGAGGCATTTGTGCTCAAACACGTCCCGAATCCTCGTTTGATGCTAATCGGATTCCCTGGACGTGAGGGTTTTGCCAGGTGCGTAAAGAGGCCGGAGGACAATCGCCCGATCAAGTGCAAGTTATTGGTCAAACGTGTCGAAGATGACTTGTACCGACTCGTATGAATCTCGGGATCAATTCGAAGACCGCATCGACAGTCTCCTGCGGGAGATGGTTGTCGAGGAGGCGATTGGGGCGATGGCGGATGGCCGGGCTGTTCGTTCGTTCAGTCTTCAAGAGATCTCCGACTACCTTGGCCTTGGGGTTACTACGCTCTTTGCCATCGAGCAGGAAGCCCTGAAAAAATTTAAGAACATAATGATAAACTTGGAAAAAAATGATGAATGACAATGGATTACAGGTACAGGAGTTCGACTCGGCAAAGCCCGACGTCGATGAATTGAAGAAGAATCTCGACAAGGCAAAAGCGAATTTGAGCTTTTGGATGGACAAGGCGGAGCAGGGTAGGGAATGCCGGTTTGAGGAATGGAGCGGGAAGAATGAGACGGGCAAAAAGATCGGTCCCGAAGCATTTCCTTGGGACGGAGCTAGTGATCTCCAAGCCTCGCTCATTAATCCATTGATCTACGGGGACGTCGCCTTGCTCGGGCAATCGTTGACCCAGGCTAACCTTGTGGCGGCACCTGTCGAATCGGGTGATATTTCCTCGGCTAAATTAGTGAGCGAATTCCTTCGATGGCGAATGGGCTCTATGGAAGAGCTTCAACGGGAGGCCGCCATCGGCGCGAATTATCTTTTGCAGAACGGACTGACTTTTTTCGGCACTAGTTGGAAGAGGGAAACCACTCGAACTTTTCAATCGGTCAACCTGGAGGAGATTGCGCAACAGGCTCCCGAGTTGGCTATGGCGATCCAAGATCCCGAGATGAAGGATGGAGTGGCCACAATGTTCTCGGAAGCCTATCCGAAATTGAAAAAGGGAAGAATTAACCGGGTAATCAAGGAACTTCGGGAGGATGGAGTGAGCGAAATTCCGACCGAAAAAGTGGTCGAAAATCGCCCGTGCGTAAAAGCGTACGAGTTGGGCAGGGAAATCATCGTGGACAGTAACGTGATCGACCTGGAATCGGCTCGGGCAATTTACTGTATACATTACTTTAGCCCTGAAGCTTTGAAGCAGAAGGTCAATGACGGTTGGGACTCAAAGTGGATTGACGAGGTACTCGAGAACTCGAAGGGGACATATTCGGACGAGAGTTACTCGAATAACTTGATCACTTACGGCTCGACTTCGGGCTATGGAGTTCAGCACTTCGAGGGCATGGTTCGTGTGGTGGTTGCTTATCGGAAAGAGATCGACCCGATGGACGAGGTGCCTGTCGTTACGCAAACGGTATTTGCGGATGAGGCTGAAGGTGCGGGCTACCATAAGCCGGTTCAATATGACGAGGGACGATTCCCATTCGTATGCATCACAAAAGAGAGCCTGAATCACCGACTTTTGGACTCGAGGGGATATCCCGAGCTTTTGAAAGATTATCAGATTGCGGTGAAGACCGAGATGGATGCGCGTCGAGATAGGGCGAGCATGAGTACGGTCCCACCCGTTGAATTTCAAGTCGGGAGGAAGCCCGAACGGATTGGTCCCGGCAGTCAAGTACCCGTCAGGCGGCGGGGCGAGGTTGGATTCATGGAGATCCCGAAGCATTCACCGGCATCGACCGAAGTCGAGGTCCACCTACGCCAATTGGCGAATCGGATCACGGGACGGGCGACTTCCGAATTGGATGCGGTCGAGGCAAATACCATCCGGCAGAACCTGGTCAATCGATGGCTGATGGGATGGAAGCAGATTTTGAAAAGGGTATGGTGCTTGGACCGCGCATATGCCGGCCCCGAGATTTGGTTCCGGGTTACTAATAACGAACAGGGCGCATCGCTGATCATGGATGAGACTTCGGAGGTTTATGACTTTAACATATCGTGGAATAGCATGAATGCGGACGAGAGTAAGGTGATCGAGAAATTGGATACGGTTGGCAAGTTGATGGCTCAATATGACCGGCAGGGTCAGGCTCGTTATGACGTATACCTTCGCAAGGTAATCGAGGCCATCGATCCAAACTTGGCGAATCAATTGATTGCTCCCCAACAGGAGGCAACCGACAAGGAGGTCAAGGAGACTTCTGCGGACATTGCAAAGATTGCATCGGGACAGGTTGTAAATGCTCCACAAAATTCCAATTCTCAACTTCGGTTGCAAGTTCTTCAGCAATACGTCCAAGGGACCGAAGAGATCCCCGCTCAGGACGTTCAGCAGAGGCTTCAGGAGGACGAAGGATTTGCCGCCCGGATCAATCAATACGTTCAGGCTCTCGAATTTCAGCAACAGCAACAGCGCAATGCCTTGACCGGTCAGTTGGGGGTTGCCCCCGGCAACGTACCCGGAAGTTCGGAGGCGGCGGCATGACTTTATCCGAAGCACTCGCAAGCCTCGCCGACCGGGATGATTTTCAAGTCGTCCGACGATTTATTGAGGATCAGAAAGACTTTTGCCTATCGGATTTCCAAGATCCCGAACTTATTGACAACCCTAGCAAGCTTGCCCGCCTGGCGGGTGAAATCGGTGGCTTGGTTCGCATCGTGGAAGCCCTGAAAGAGCCTGATGACGTTAGCCCCGCATGAACAATTCAAGCGAGCCCATCGGGCTTTGTTGAATCGTTGGGTCGAGGAGTCCGACATCGAGGACGTCGAGTTGGCAAAGATTGCAGTCGCCGACTTGAACGAATGGCTCGACGAGGAGGAAATTGAGTTCGAGGCTGATTTCGAGCTCGAGGATGAGGATTCATAACTATCAACTCGGTGCATTGTACGAGGCCGAGTTCGAGGCCGAAGCTCTCCGAAGGAATTTCATCCCTCATCGCCCGACCTTCCCGGTGGCATGGGACTTTTTGGTCGAATGCCCGAAGGGACTTTTAAAGGTCCAGGTCAAAGGAACATCGGCCTCCTCGTCTGAAGATGGTGGCAGATCTTTCAAGGTGATGACGAGTCAGGGGTCCAAGAAAAAACGGCCCATCGGCGAAGAGATTGACGTCATTGCCTGTTGGATCGACCCGGTCAAGGTTTGGTACGTCATCCCGTCCGCCGCCAAGCCGACCAAATGCATTAGACTGTTTGCCGCCTCCGACCGGTCATCGAGCAAATACGAGAAGTTCCGTAACAATTGGTCTCCTTTTTATGACCACTAGATCGTCAAAAATTTTCCTGACCCCCTGCTAAGATTGGAATTGGCGGGGCATTTATGTCCCGCAGTTCAACGCAAGAGAGTGCGAACTCTTCAAACGCAGGAAAATATATGGCAGATACGACTACGACCGAGGCTCCGGGTACAAACGAAACGGGAGCAGAGACAGCAACGCAGGGTCCCCCTACGACACTCGAGGAATTGACGGCATCGTTCGTCGAAAAAGTCGAGGAGAGTGAGGAGATCCAACAGGAATCCGAAGCGAAAGCAGAGTCCGAGACTCAGCCTGACGCAGATGCGGAATCCGACGAGACAGACGTTCTTTTACAGTTTGAAACCGAAGAGGAATCGGAAGAGGAATCGGAGGAAGAAGTTGAGGAGGAGGGAGAAGCTGAAGAGGCCGAATCCGAGCCACCAAAAGCCGTAGGCAAGTTGCTCAAGCAAGTGAACAAACTCACCGCTCGAGCAAAATCCGCAGAGGAAAATGCCGAAGCTTTGAAGGCAGAGGTCGACGCTCTAAAAGCCAATCCGCAATCCGCTACTGAACCGCAAAAGCCGGCACTTGAAGAGGTCAATACCTTTGAGGAATTGGAATCTTTAAGGAAGGAGGCTTTGGCGGCCAAGAGGTGGAGCCTACAGCACATCGGGAAAGACTACGTGGAAGCCGATGGGAAGGAATATTCGGATGATGACATCCGGGGAATCCTGACCCAAGCGGAAGATTATCTGACCGAGAAGATCCCCGAAAGGGCTCAACACCTTCAGTCACAAGCCCAATGGGCAAAGGACACTTTGGCAACTCATCCTTGGATCGAGAAAAGCGAGGGCTTTGAAGATCGGAAAGAAATTTTCGAGCAAATCAAGGGTCAATATTCGCAAGTTCTAGGTTCTCTCCCGAATGCTGACTTTGTAGCGGCAACCCTAGCCAGGGGAGTCGAAGCAATCAAAGCGGATCATGCGAAAGCAGGAAAGGCACCGGCCAAGAAAAGAAAGGCCAAAGCACCCCCGCCTAGCGAAATCGGAGATTCTTCACCACCCGTCCAAACGGCGGCCACCCGGTCAACTGTAGAAAAAGCGAAAATCTTGGAGCGTAAAACACTCTCGGAAAACGATCTTGCCGCATTTCTTGCGGACTAAATTTACAAATCTTCAAAATAAGGAATTATTACTATGGCTATAGCCACTTCATACAACGTAACAAGCGTGAAAGGCGCTCGGGAAAATCTCGAGAACGTCCTAAAAACAGTCGAGCCAACGGAAACTCCGTTGTTTGCGACCCTCTCCCAATCAGCCGCTCCAAAGGCTACTCTGAATGAGTGGTTAGTGGACTCACTCGCCTCGCCTGAAATTGGCGGAGTAATCGATGGGGTCGATCTTACGATCTCCGATGCCGCCAATCTTATCGACACTCGGGCGAGGATCGGAAATAGGGTACAAACCGTCCGCGATATCTTCTCGGTCTCACGGCAAGCGGAGATGATTGATGTCGCTCCCGGCGGGTCACTCTTCAATTCGAGTAAAGCGAAAAGTCTCATACAGTTAAAGAACAGTCTCGAGACTGCAATCGGTTCCGGCAACGATCAGTCCGCAGGGACTTCCTCCGCCGGGGCTCTCTCAGCGGGGCTCGGCATTTGGTCCAACCCGAGTGCAACCGGAAATACGTTCGACACTTCCCTCAAACAGGGCTTTCGTGCCGTAAGTGGTTCCCGAGTTTCACTCGCTAGTTTGACCGAATCCGCATTCCGTGGACTTCTTCAAGCTGTTTATACCGCCGCCGGATCGAAGGGTACTTACAATTTATTTTGTGGTCCCGCCGTGATGAACAAAATTACGGATTACACCCGTTCAACGACTGCAAATGGAAACTTTAGTTTCGATCAGGACGTTAGCGGAAAGACCCTCGTCAGAAGTGTCCTTACTTACGTCTCGGACTATTCCACGATCAATATCATTCCCGACCTATTTTTGGGACGTGTGAATGGTAGTGCATCGGGAACCGACACGGTTGAAGGTACGGTCAATACTGATCGGGGTTACCTGATTCCCGGCGACGATACTGTCTCCCTGAAGTTCCTTGAGGGTATCACCGTTCAGGATCTTCCTGACAACGGAGCCGGAAAAAGGGCATTCTCAGAGGCAATGTTTACCGTGCGTGTGGCCAATCCCCGCGCTCTTGGTTCAATCGTTTGATTTCGGTAGTATTCATATCGTTATTGGTTGTGAGGGGGAGCCGATTCTTGGGGTATCGGTTCCCCCTTTCCTTTTTGAAAAATGACACTTAACATAATAGTGAAAGGCGGGAAAAGAAGTGGCGGAATGTCGGGCGAGGAAATGGCCCACTACCTCGCCAAAAAAGTCGAGCGTGATGCCGAGCGTGAAAAAGCCGGCTATCGCAATCGTTCGATTGCTACGAGGAAGGCCGCCGAGCAGGTCAAGGGATCGGGTGACTTTCGCCTGGTCTCGGCCATCGACTCGACAACTTTCCTCCGGCATGAGATGGAACGGAAGGGCTCGATGTCCGATCCCGAATATCGAAAAGACTTCGCCAAAAATAATCCCGAGACGGTAATCAAATGAGGACCGTATCATATGCTGATCTAAAATCCCGATTCACCTCGGCAATCGGGGTGGATACGCTCTTGGCATCGGAGGAGACAGCCTTCAAGAACAGCCTGAATGACCGGGTTAAGGGAGCCTGGACGAGAGCCAAGTGGCCCGAACTCATGTCAGTCGTCGAGTTATCGGTTGCCGCCACTACTTCACCCGTAGCGGCTGACAAAGCCGTGCAAATTGACAACTCGGCAATTCTCGACGTTTACGGGGTGTACGACAAAAACCCATATGCTGACCGCACGGCCATACAGATTGATTATCGATTGGTGGATGGCTATCTCATTTTGCCCGCCGAATCCTCGGCAACTTCCGTTTTCGTCGTTGGGAATCAAGTCCCTGCAAACGATTACGGAGACGGTACGACAACCCTCCCTCGATTCCTCGAAAGGTATCTCGTTTTGGCCTGCGTCTCAGATTGGTACAAGGCAGACGGGATGCTCGAGAAGAGCCTGGCGGAGGAACAAATTGCGGAGGAAACCTTGGCCTTGGAAATCGACAGAGTCGAGCGTCTCGAGGGCATGAACAAAATAACAATTCAAACTTACCCGAGCTATACGCTTGGGGTTTCGATTTTACAAACAACATAAAATATCATGGGACTTAGCGGAATAAACATATTGAACAGCATGGGCGCCAATGGTTGCGTCTACGTGAACGACACGGTCGCAAGGACAAACGGAACGGATGGCTTTACGGCAATCCAATTTTGCGAGGACTCGGTCTTGGGTGCGATCACCGGAAAAATGGATGACTCGGCTGATTTGATCAGTGACGCAATCGTCTTCAGCCAAGGGCAGGTTTGCTATTTACCGGCAACCTCGGTGACCCTGGCTTCAGGCAGTTGCATCTTGTACAAGGCGTAAGAGAAAATGCCTTATTTATCACTCGGATTGCATATCGGAGATGCCGATTCGGACGGGGCGGTCGGCCCACCGGTCAATGGCGTTTTGAGGATGGAAAGTGGTCCGTTTCTAAACTGCGAGGACGGCAGTTGGTTGGCATTTGATTAGGAGATAAAAAACTATGGCAAACAAGAAAATTTCAGCACTTAGCTCATTGGGCGGGACTCCCGCCAATGACGATATTATTCCGATCACGGACATTTCGGATACTTCGGGATCGGCGGCAGGGACGACCAAAAAAGTCACGGTCTCGAATTTGATGGCGGCGGCCTCGGCTCCCGTCTCCTCGGTCAACTCATTGACGGGCGCGGTATCAATTGATGCCGGCAACCTGGCAAACTTCGACTTCGATGGAAATGCAATCCTTGGCTTTGATGCGACCCTGAACGATCAGACCGGAACGGCCTACACTCTTGTGGCCGGCGATGCGGGGAAGGTCATAACTTGCAACAATGGGTCCGCCATCGCCCTCACCGTCCCTTCGGGGTTGGGCGCAGGGTTCACTTGCTCGGTCGTTCAGAAGGGAGCCGGCCAGGTCACTATCACGGCCTCCTCGACTACGATCAATAATCGCCAATCGCACACTAAGATTGCCGGTCAGCATGGAGTCGCCTCATTGATTTCCACGGCAACCGACGTTTTCGTTTTGGCAGGAGATACGGCGAGTTAATGAGTTTAGTTTTGCCAACGTTTGCCGGTTTTGCTCAACCTGCGGGGTCAAGTTTCTCGAACGACTACTCGATTTCCGTAGACGGATCTGACGACTACTTGGACTGCGGGGATGACTCGTCCCTTAACGTAGCCAACTTGACGATCTCCTTGTGGTTCAAGTCGAGCGGAGCAAC